GGCTCTGCCATCGCTTACGACAATGCGCAAGAAGCATTCACCGCCCGCTACAACCACGAAACCATTGCTTTGGGTTTCTCAATCACTGAAGAAGCGGTTGAAGATAACTTGTACGACAGCTTGTCTGCTCGCTACACCAAAGCCTTGGCCCGTGCAATGGCCTTCACCAAACAAGTTAAGTCCGCTTCCGTCATCAACAACGGTTTTAACGGTTCTTACTTGGGCGGTGACGGTGTCACATTGTTCGGTAACAACAGCTCCAGCACTCGTGTTGGCCACCCACTGGTTAACGGTGGTGTGAACTTCAACAGCCCCTCCGTTGGTGTGGACTTGAACGAAACCTCTTTGGAAAATGCCGTGATTCAAATCGCAGCATGGACTGATGAGCGTGGTCTGTTGATTGCCGCCAAGCCTCGCAAGATGGTTATTCCTCCTTCACTGATGTTCGTTGCCAAGCGTTTGCTTGACACTGAACTGCGCGTCTCTACTGCTGACAACGACATCAACGCGTTGAAGCAAATGGGCGTAGTGCCAGAAGGCTATACCGTCAACAACTTCTTGACCGATACAAACGGCTGGTATTTGATTACCGACGTTCCAAACGGCATGAAGCATTTCGAGCGTATGCCTTTGGCTAACTCGATGGACGGCGACTTTGATACCGGCAACGTCCGTTACAAAGCTCGTGAGCGTTACAGCTTCGGCTGGTCTGATCCTCTCGGTATGTGGGGTTCAGCAGGCGCGTAAGCGACTTGAGGGAAGGGGGCTAGCGCCCCCTTTTCTTTTGCTGTATATTCAAACCATTCCGGGGTTTTCCGGTGTATCTGACAGTCCCGGCTGACGACATGCAGACAGATACGCCCCACTTGCATGTAAGGAAAAAATCATGGCAAATACCACGTTCTCCGGCCCAGTCATATCACAAAATGGCTTTATCTCCGGAACAGCTTCCAGCCCCGTCGTTGAGACTACTGCGGGCAATATCTCCGAGTCATACGCCACCACTTCAGCTACCACTGGCGATACACGCCTGTCGTACAACCGCTTGGAATTTACTTCCACCGGTTCTGGCGAAACCATTCGCGCATTGACACGAGTCACAGGCGCTGATGCAGCTACTGGCGGTACTGTCAACGGTGCACACGTTAGCTTGAGCATCAACGGTTCCGGCACTATTTCTGGTGCGGGTAACGCTCTTCGCGCTACTTTGGGTGGTACATCCACAAACCCCGGCGGCACAATTGCAGCTATCCAAGCTGATTCTGACTTTGCTTCTGGCGGTACTTGGACAAATGCTTCGTTCATCCGCTTTACAAACAGCGGTACAGGCACTGTTGCAAACTTGTTCAATGTGCCATCAGGCATGGTCACGGCCAACACCCAAGGCGCAGCTACAAACTCGTTGAAGATTGTGGACAGCGCAGGTACTGCGTACTACATCATGTTGACTACGACCAACTCATAATGCAGATTACCAAGGAATTTCTGGAAGCAGAAATTGCTGATTTGAGAAAAGAGGCAGGGAGGGCGGAAGCCTTCCTCCTCAAAGCTCAGGGCACAATTGAGGCGTACCAGATGCTCATAAACAGGCTAGAAGCGCCAGAACCGGAGCAACAAAATGACGATGCAATATGACGTTAAGGCGGCGCATACAGAAGCCACAGGCACAATGGTGTCTGGGCGCAACCGCCTTAAAGGATACCAGTGTATTTCTGGCGGTACAGCTGGAGATATTATTTTCCGTGACGGCGGTGCTTCGGGTACTATCCGGTTGCAGTTTAATATTGGAACTGGTACACAACCAATCGGGTTGCCAATCCCCGGCGAAGGTATTTTGTTCACAACAGATATCCATGTGACATTGCCCGCAACCGCAAAAGCGACTATTTTCTATGGCTAAATCCCCAGCATGGACGCGCAAGGAAGGGAAGTCCGAGAGCGGAGGCTTGAACGCCAAAGGTCGGGCTTCCTACAACAAGGCGAACCCCGGGAAGCCCGGGCTGAAAGCTCCTCAACCAGAGGGCGGCAAACGCCGCGACTCCTTCTGCGCCCGTATGGAAGGGATGAAGAAGAAATTAACGAGCGAAAAAACCGCCAAGGATCCAAATTCGAGGATTAACAAGAGCCTGCGGGCTTGGAAGTGTTGAGGTAAACATGAAAAAAATTGGTAAAAAACCTACTGATGACCAGATGCTTGAAGGTGGCGGTGGGGGCGGAGGCTTTCGTAGCATCCCGTCTTCGACATTAAATCCTCGTCCTACCGGTAGCCGCTCTTCAAAAGACTACAAAGAAAAAGCTGACCGAGAATCAGAGTTTTCTGGTGAAATGAGTTTTGGCTCCCCCAGAGGTAGAAGTTCTGATTCTAGTGACAGATCCCCGCGCACGAGCGATGACTACGCCAAAGGTGGAAAAGTCTCTAGTGCCTCCAAACGTGCTGACGGCTGTGCCGTCAAAGGCAAAACCAAAGGACGGATGGTATGAACAACGACATAAAAACAATGACTGATGGCGCTGCTGTGGTTGTTGGACTTGGCGGTTTCATGGGCTGGATGACCCCTGTTGTAGCACTCATTGGTGGAGTATTGACCATTGTGTGGATGACTATCCGCATCTGGGAAACTGAAACTGTTAAAAACTTGGTGGCTAAGTATGCCAAGCACGAGTAAGAAGCAGCACAATTTCATGGAAGCGGTGGCCCACAACCCATCGTTTGCCAAGAAGGTGGGAGTCCCACAGTCTGTGGGCAAGGATTTTTCAAACGCCGACAAAGGCAAAACTTTTAAAAGAGGTGGTGATATGGCTAAAGCAAACCCTTTCATGGAAATGATTGCCAAGAAAAAAGACATGGCAAAAGGCAAGAAAGAAATGCCAATGAAGAAAATGGCTTCTGGTGGCATGACATCAATGGGCAAAGTTAAAACGGCTGCCCCAAGCAAAGATGGTATTGCTGTAAAAGGCAAAACCAAAGGCAAGATGGTCACCATGAAGTCTGGCGGCAAAGCCTACTGCTGACATGATGTCCAGCCGTGGTATGGGGGACATCAACCCCTCAAAGATGCCCAAAGGCGTGAAGACTCCGCGCCGCGATGACACCGATTTCACCCAATACAAAGAGGGTGGGAAAGTCAACGCGGCGGGGAACTACACCAAGCCGGAACTCAGGAAACGTATAGTCAGCCAAGTGAAAGCAGCGGCAACACACGGCACCGGTGCAGGCCAGTGGTCAGCCCGTAAGGCTCAGTTGGTAGCCAAGAAGTACAAGGCAGCAGGTGGAGGATATCGTGACTGAAAAGAAAAAGACCGGTACAGCTAGGTTTACTACAGAGCCTGAAACGCTTGGCGGGACTGATAGTCAAGGACAAACTAGCGACGATTTTGGCGTCCCAACTGGGAAAAGTTATATTTACCGAACAAAGAACGGCAAAGGCCGTACTATTGGGCCGGGGCTTACACTGCCTGACGCTAAAGCTAAAGAGTATGCTTCCGAATTGCAACGCGAAACTCGTGGCATGAAAAAAGGCGGCACGGTCAAGTCAGCTTCATTTCGTGCAGACGGAATAGCGCAACGCGGTAAGACGCGGGGTATGATGAAGTGAAAGCGCCGCAGGCTTCTCTTAAAAACTGGGGCGACCAGAAATGGCGCACCAAGTCAGGGAAGCCTTCATCTAAAACGGGCGAGCGTTACCTGCCAGAAGCCGCTATCAAGTCCTTGTCGCCAGCCGAATACGCTGCGACAACCAAGGCCAAGCGATCTGGTAAAAAGGCGGGTAGGCAGTTTGTAGCACAACCCAAAGTGATTGCCAAGAAAACGGCAAAATTTAGATAGGAGAACATTATGGCAGGCGGCGGCGGAACAACTGGAGGCGTCGGGGCACAAAGCCCTGCGGTAACCCCTCCCAACCCTATGGGGCAAATTGGCAACGCCGTTGGCGGAGCTTTGGGCGGCATGGGCGGACAACCTCAAAACCCGATGGGTAGCATGGGCGGTGGGTTTGGTGGCAACATGGGTCAACACTCATTTGGCGACTTGAGATCAATGCAAAACCAACCCAACATGGGCGGTGGGTTTGGTGGCAATATGGGTGGACAACTTACACCTCTACCGTCACCTAATATGCCCGGTATTGATTCATACGGTGGACAACCTCAAGTAGGTGGCCCAGCCCAAATGGTGGGCACAGATGATGCGTTTTTCCAATCGCCCGAGTTCAAGGAATATCAAAACGACCCGCGAAACATGATGGCCACTCAAGATATGTATAACTCCCCGTACTTTGGACAGATGGGTTCCGGGTCGGTTGGCAGAGCACAAGATGCTGCCTACAGAAAATACAAAGGTCTTGCCGATCCAAATCAGCTTTACGGTCAGATACCTCAAAATCCCATGCCGCAACCCGGCGGCTCTGGCAACAACAACCAACTAGGCCAGTTGGGTAACCGATTTGGCCAGTTGGGTAATATGGCCAACATTCCGCAACCCGAGATTGGCATGCCCGGAGGACAGGGCGGTCAAACACAGGGTGGTATGCCCGGTTTTGCACAGCCTTATGGGCAACAAATGGGTCAGATGGCCCAACAGGCGGCTCAGCAACAAGCTATGCAACAGGCGGCTCAGCAACAAGCTATGCAGCAAGGTCAAGTGGGTTTAGGACAAGCTCCCCAAGCAGGCTTGGAAAGTTTGGCAGCACTTTTAGGTGGCAAGCCCACCCCTCCAATGACGACTGTACCAACTGCACGTCCTACACCAATGGCAAAACCTTCGGTGTCACGACCCGCCCCTGTGGCACCAAAACCAGTTGCACCACCAATGGCAAAAGCAGCGGCCAAGCCTTCTGTTGTGCCCCCCAAGACTCCTCCGGCTGTGGCCCGCGCCATTCAAAAGCTGGCGGCGAAAAAACAAAATAGACGGTAAAAAATGGCAACAACCTCTGGACAAACAGGCTTTACCTTAGACCTCACCGAACTGGTGGAGGAGGCGTTTGAGCGAGCTGGTTCAGAGTTGCGCACTGGATATGACCTGAAAACGGCTCGCCGGTCGCTGAATTTGCTGTTTGCTGACTGGGCAAATCGCGGTATCAACATGTGGACGTTCGAGCAGGGCACGATTACCCTAACTCAAGGCTTGAACACCTACGCAATCCCCACAGATACTGTCGATTTGCTCGATCACGTCATCCGAACACAGGCAAATGTGGCCGCAACACAGTCGGATTTGACAATCACACGCATCAGCGTCTCGACCTACGCCACCATCCCCAATAAAATCACGCAAGCCAGACCAATTCAGGTCTGGTATCAGCGTTTGGACGGCCAAATTACTCCTACCACGGCGGTTTTGGCCACAAATATCAACGCCACGGACAACACAATCGTCCTGTCCAACGTGGTTGGTTTGCCCGCCATCGGGTACATCAACCTTGACAACGAAACCATCTTCTACAACTACATTGATGGCAACACTTTGGGGGACTGCTTCCGTGGCCAGAACGGCACGACTGCCGCTTCTCATACTGCCAGCGTCAATGCCAAGATTTACATCAATAACACCCCTCGCGTGACCATGTGGCCAACGCCTGACGGCTCCCAGCAGTACCAGTTTGTGTACTGGCGCATGCGCCGGGTGCAGGATGCGGGCAGCGGTGTTAACGTCATGGACGTGCCCTTCCGGTTTGTCCCTTGTATGGTGGCTGGACTGGCCTACTACATCGCTTTGAAAGTGCCCGGTGGCATGGACAGGCTCCAAGTGCTGAAACAACAGTACGACGAGGCTTGGATGACAGCGGCTGATGAAGATCAGGAACGCGCCGCACTGCGGCTCGTGCCTAGACAGATGTTCATTGGTGGTGGCTGATGGGAAATAGGTTTTCCTCTGGCAAAAACTCGATTGCCGAGTGCGACCGCTGTGGATTTCGGTTCAAGCTGACGGTTTTGCAAAAGCTCGTCGTCAAGACCAAGACGTATGACCTGAAGGTGTGCCCCCAGTGCTGGGAGCCTGACCAGCCGCAATTGCAGTTGGGCATGTATCCGGTGGATGACCCCCAAGGTGTGCGTGACCCACGTCCCGACCTGAGCTACCAAGTTTCTGGGCGCACAGGTTTGCAGGTTGTCCTGACCAACAGCCCAAGTGTTGATGCGCAAGGCGTGGTTGGTGGCGGTAGTCGGATATTTCAGTGGGGTTGGGCACCAGTTGGGGGCTCGCGGGCAAATGATGCAGGTTTAACCCCAAATGACTTGGTTTCTGCGGTAGAAATTGGTACAGTTACAGTAGCAACGACATAAGGAGTCGATCATGGACAAGAAAGATTTAGCGCAAGACAAAAAGATGATTAAATCTGCTGTGGGCAAGCATGAAAAAAACATTCACCCCGGCAAAAAACCCACCAAGCTCAAGGCTGGTGGTAAGACCAATAGCGACATGCTGAAGTATGGTCGCAACATGGCCAAGATCATGAACCAGCGTTCTTCTGGTCGCGGAGGCTAAGATGGCTGAATACAACCAACCCAAAACAATCCCAACCGTTGACGTGTACAACCAGCCAAATAAGGAATATCTGCGCGAAGCAAATGTTTCTGTGGCCAATGTACGCAGCGGTGACTACCCGCCCATGAAAACCTCCGGCATTGTTGTGCGCGGCGGTAAAGCGCAGACCAAAGGCAAAATGGCTAGGGGCCCAATGGCATGACCTACACCGAGTTGATTGCCGCTATTCAGTCGTACACCGAGAACACGTTCCCGGCAACGTACCTGTATGACAATTCAACTGTGTCTCCCCAGACGCAGTTGAATACCTTCATTGAGCAGGCTGAGCAGCGCATTTTCAACACGGTTCAGTTCCCCTCGTTGCGCAAAAACGTGACGGGGATAACCTCCAGCGGTAATAAATACTTGTCGTGTCCAGCAGACTTTTTGTCTTCGTATTCGTTGGCAGTCATTGATGCTACAGGCGCGTACGAGTATTTGCTGAACAAGGATGTCAACTTCATCCGCCAAGCCTACCCACAGCCAACCGATACAGCCATCCCCAAGTACTACGCGCTGTTTGGCCCAACGACTACCAACGACCCAAGCCCTGTAATCACAAACGAGTTGAGCTTTATTCTTGGCCCAACTCCTGATGCCGCTTACGACGTTGAGTTGCACTATTACTACTATCCAGAATCCATCACCACTGCGGCATCAGGCCAAACTTGGTTGGGCGACAACTTTGACTCTGTGTTGTTGTACGGCTCCTTGGTTGAGGCTTACACCTTCATGAAGGGTGAGCCAGATGTTATTGCTGGCTACAACCAGAAATACATGGAAGCACTTGGAATGGCCAAACGTCTGGGCGATGGTCTGGAGCGCAGCGACGCGTACCGAAGTGGCCAGTACAGAGAAGCGCCGCTTCCTCAGAATAATGGGGTGCGTTGATGGCTTTTACCGGCAACTACACCTGCAACGTGTTTCGCACTGGCCTGCTGGAAGGCTTGTACGATTTCGGCACAGGCACAACGGACGTTTTTAAAATTGCGCTCTACACCAATGCAGCCACGCTTGATGCGGCTACCGCAGCTTATACGTCTACGGGCGAAGTTGTGGCTTCTGGGTATACAGCAGGTGGCGAGATTCTGGTAATCAATCAAGTCCCCACTACAGGCAATCCCCCTAACACAACCGCATACTTGTCCTTTGCCAATGCCTCATGGACTGGTGCGTTCACAGCTCGTGGCGCACTGATCTACAAGGCAAATGGCACAACCAACCCCGCAGTCTGCGTGTTGGACTTTGGCGCAGACAAGACTTCAGCCAACACATTTGTGGTGCAGTTTCCTGCGGCCACTGATACAACCGCAATCATCCGCATCGCATAAGGAGCGACTATGTTTAACGAAAAAGCAACTTCAACAGACACCGTAAGCGCGGGTCTTGTCGCTCGTACTGGAGCTGACTCTGGCGCTCGTGCAGGCGGCGTATTCCATGTCGAGTGCCTTGACAAAGACGGCAACCTGAAGTGGAAAACTTCCGAGCACAACCTTGTGGTTAACGAGGGCTTGCAAGAAATGAACACCGAGTTTTTTAAAGGCTCTGCCTACACTGCTGCGTTCTTTCTTGGCCTGATTACTGGCCCCGGCTCAGGTACAACCTTTGCCGCCGCTGATACTCTGGCCTCCAAAGCATGGACTGAGTACACCGATTACGCGGGTTCACGCAAGGCCGTGACATTTGGTACAGCTACAACCGCAGACCCGTCCGTCATCAGCAACTCAGCATCCCCTTCCTCTTTCGCCATTTCTGGTGCAGGTGGCGTAATTGCTGGCGCATTCCTGTGTACCGTGTCGAGCGGCACGTCCGGCGTGTTGTTCTCTGAATCGGACTTCCAGTCTCCCGGCGACCGTACCGTTGTGTCTGGCGACACCTTGAATGTGACCTACACGTTCAGCCTCGACGCTGCTTGATGAGTGTTTGGAACATCCGCATTTGCTGAAACCCCCTATGCTGCATTGCCAGCAGGGGGGCAAGTGCTTGATAGTTCTATTAGTGAATCGGCAACAGCCGCTGATCTAGCAGCGGTACTTGCAATATTTCAGTCTGCCCTTGCGGAAACATCGACGGCATCAGAAACGGTACTAGTTGCCCCGTCCATATTTACAACAATAATTGACGAGTTTGCGCAGGGTAGTGAAACTGTATCTTCACTACCGATTTACGCCTGCGATATACAAGAAAGTGCGACTGCTGAAGACGCGGTATCAACCCTCGCGGATTTCTTGGCGGACATCACTGAGACTGCGGTGGCCGTGGATGACACAACAGCACTTGTTGACTTCATAGCAGATGTCCAAGAGCAAGCTGTCGGGGCGGATGCGGTAGCTTCCAGCGCAGACTTCCAAGGCAGTATTTTGGAAACCGCCACTGGGGCCGATAGCGTAGCCGTAGCTGCTTCAAATTTCAACGCAGTAATTGCCGAACAAAGTTCAGGTTCGGAGACGGTTTCCAGTTTGGTTGACTTTGCAGCAGCCCTAGCCGAAGCCGCAACCGCCTCAGATGCCACATCAGCGTTGGTGGATTTTGCCGCCGCCATAGCCGAAGCTGCAACGGCGCGGGATGTTGCGTCTGCCTTGGTTGACTTTGCAGCGGCCATAACCGAGACTGCCCAAGCCTTTGAAACGGTTTTAGGAGGTCTTGTGTACGCGGTGTTTATTGCGGAGATGGCGCAAGGGCTGGACACACCGTCTTCAAACGCAGATTTCAATGCCGCAGTGGCCGAGCTTATTTCTGGTCTGGACACACCCAGCGCAGCCGCCGGGTTTGGTGTTGCGGTTTCTGAGGCTGCGGCTGGCTCCGACAGTACTTTGGTGGCCCCCTCCACCTTTAATGCCTCCGTCAGCGAAACGGCGCAGGTGTTAGATGCGGTCTTTGCAAGTGCGGTCTTTTTTGCTACCATTACTGAAGGTGCGGTGGCCGCAGATCAGATCATTGCACGGCTGCTTTGGGAGATCATCAACGATGCGCAAACAGCAGATTGGGGCAACATTAATGCTTCCCAGACAACGACTTGGGCTACGATTGGAACAGCCCAGACCAACGGCTGGCAAGACATCAATTCTGCCCAGAATGCTGGTTGGACAGTCATCTACGACGGTCAAACTGACACATGGCAAGTAATTAAAACGCAGGGTTGAGCAAATGGCACTCGTAGTCAAAGATAGAGTTCAAGAAACCACCACTACAACTGGCACTGGAACACTGACTCTTAACGGTGCGGTTTTTGGTTTTCAAACTTTTGCAATTATTGGCGACGGCAACGTCACATATTACGCAATTACAGACCCGGGTACGGGGAGTTGGGAAGTAGGTGTTGGTACATACACAGCTTCGGGCACAACATTAAGCCGTACCACTGTTTTTGAGTCTAGCAATTCCGGCAGCTTGGTTGATTTTGCCGCCGGAACAAAAAATGTGTTTTGTACATACCCAGCGGAAAGGGCGGTGTATTTAGATGCAGCAGGGTCTGCTGTAACCCTTTTAGATATTGGCACACTGGGCGCAAGCACTGCAAACATCACGACTGCGAATATCACGTCCGGCACAATTACCACAACCCCGGTAAACAACACCGACATTGTCAACAAAGAATACGCTGACGCCATCGCATCCGGCATTCACTTCCATGAAGCTGTGGGCTACGCAACTACCGCAGCGTTACCTGCCTGTACATACAACAACGGCACATCTGGGGTAGGAGCCACGCTGACTGGAGACGCTAACGGCGCTTTGACGGTTGATGGCCATACGTTTACTTCGCCCACGGATGATGGAACACGGATTCTGATTAAGAATCAAGCAAACGGAGCGCACAACGGCGTTTACACGCTTACTCAAGCGGGCAATTCATCGCCGGGTGCGCCGTTTATTCTGACCCGATCAACAGACATGGATACTGTTGGAACCGGCGTTGACCAGATTGACGAGGGTGACTTTTTCTTAGTGACCAGCGGAACTGCTAACGTCAATACCGCTTGGGTACAGCAGACTGCTCCTCCCATAACGATTGGCACAACACCGATTATTTTCCAGCAGTTTTCCGCCCCTATCACCTATACCGCAGGGACAGGACTGAGTGAGTCCCCGTCCTACACATTCAATATTGCCAACACTGGTACGGCGGGTACGTATGGCTCCGCCTCTAACGTCCCGGTATTCGTCACCAACGCGCAGGGCCAAGTTACATCGGTCACAAATACAGGTATTGCTATTTCTTCGGCGGCAGTTTCAGGCTTGGCAGCTTCAGCAACAACGGACACAACTGATGCTTCAAACATTACTTCTGGTACGTTGGGCACTTCTCGGCTGTCTGGCAGCTACACGGGCGTTACTGGAGTCGGTACTCTTACTGCTGGTACTTGGAACGCTACAGCTATTGGTGCTGTTTATGGTGGTACTGGTCAGTCCTCTTACGCTGTGGGAGATTTGCTATACGCAGATACGACTACATCTCTGGCCAAGCTCGCGGATGTAGCTGTTGGCAACGCTCTGATCTCAGGCGGCGTGGCTGCGGCTCCAAGCTGGGGCAAGATTGGTTTGGCTACGCATGTCAGCGGAACGCTCCCAGTAGCCAATGGCGGCACGGGAAATACAACTGGCAATGCAACGACTGCAACAACAGCAATAGCGGTAACTGCAACAGCGGCCAGCGGTATTCAATCCGCATATCAAGCAGCTTTTAACGTAACAACTCCCGGACTTGGCACTTACGGCATCCATTTCAACGGGCAAACTACGGCAGATTTTGCCTCTGGTATCACATGGAACGGCGGTACAACAAGTACAAACTCACAAGCAGGTATTTATGTTCAAGGTTCTGGTGCTTACGGAACCAAGATGTACATTGCCACAACCGACAGTTATGCAACTGGAGCAAAAACGGCGATCAGCATTGACCACAATGGCGCTGTAAATATTCTTCGCAGTTCATTGACAGTGGCTGGGGCAATCAAGCGCACCGCCGCAGGTCAAGGATATTTGAATGGTGATTACTCCTCCGCAGAAAGCATCTCCACAACGGGCGTAATCTACAGTATTGGTGGAGTCTACGTTCCCACTTCCACAAGCTACAACAACATGTACGGCGTTGCCTATGCTTTCTCTGGCCCGGGAAGGCCAATGGGCAACGTCGCGGGAATTCCTTCAGATCAGTGGGCTTTCGTTGGTCTTGAGGCGGGCACCCCAAAGTGGGCGCTTTGTACTAGCAACGGCAGCGCGTATTTTTCAGGCAGCGTCACTACCACAAACGTTAACGGCTTTACGCCAACGGCATCAATTGTGGGCAATCGGCTCGTTGCTACTGATGCGAACGGCTACATCTTCAACAACTATTTCAACTCAACCGACAACTCGCAAAGTTCTGGTGTCTCCGCTGTTATGGTCAAGGCGGGGGATAACTACTACCGTTCAGGTACAGCAGCGGCAATAGCTACATTTTTGTCCGGGCAAAATTTAGGTGTGGGTGTTGGGCAAACTTGGCAAACCGTGTCACGGGCGGCTGGTACGTGGTATCAAAATACAACAGGTCGAGTAATAGTTGTTATTTGGAACATGCAAGGAAGTCAGAACCGTGTTTACGTTGGAACAAGTACGTCATCCTTCATTACCGTTGCTGCAAACAACGCTGGCGGAGCAGGCCAGTACGAACAATACAACGTAACTCTTGTTGTCCCTGCTAGTCACTACTATCAAGGTACAGGAAGTATTCAATTCGTGTCGGAGTTAAGATAATGGAGTACGGTTTTTATCATCCAGAACAAGGGTACTGGCAAGCAATCAGTGAAGTACCCCAAGAAATATTGGACTCCTATCCAGAAGGGACTATTTCCGTACCTTTGCGGCCAGATGCCAACCATCAGTGGGAAAACGGCGCTTGGGTGTATGTAGCCCCAGAACCTTTAAGCGATACTGAGCTTGCTGAACAGGCGCGGTTTACTCGTGACCGTCTTTTGGCAGAATCAGACTGGTCACAATTAGCAGATGCACAAGCAGCAATGGGTAGTGCCAAAGCGCTTGAGTGGGGCGCATACCGCCAAGCGTTGCGAGATGTGCCTCAACAACTTGGATTTCCTTCAACCATTGAATGGCCCGTAAAGCCGTAACCCAATCAAGGACACGCTATGAGCAGCACATATTCAAACAGCCTTCGGGTAGAGTTAGTTGGTTCAGGAGACCAAGCCGGTGCGTGGGGGGCAACCACAAACGGCAACTTTTCAAACATTTTTGATGTCGCTATTGCCGGGTATCAGACCGTCAGTGTCACAAGTGCCAGCCAAGCTCTGACTTATTTGAACGGCCCGACCACAACTGCGGCATTGAACCAGTCTGTGTACGCCATGCTGCGCTTCACAACAACTACCGGCGCGGCGTTCAACGTCTATGCTCCCCCGGTGCCCAAGCAGTACATCGTGTACAACAACAGCGGTTACTCGATGATCCTCTACAACTCGACTGTGATTGGTAACACCACCGCAGCGGGCACAGGCGTCACGGTGACCAATGGCGCAAAAGTCATGGTGTGGTCTGACGGCACAAACTTTAATGAGCTGCAAGCTCAAAATTTAACTGGAACTTTGGCTATTGCCAACGGCGGCACCGGGCAAACTACAGCCAACACGGCTTTCAATGCTTTGGCCCCGAGCCAAGGAAGCGCCAACGGGAAGTATCTGAAATCCGACGGCACAAACACAAGCTGGGATCAAGTTGACATCAGCACCAGCGACATCACAGGTGTTTTGCCCGGCGCAAACGGCGGTACAGGCGTAGCGAATACCGGTCGGACAATTACGCTTGGCGGAAACGTGTCTACTGCGGGGGCATTGACCACATCGGGTGCGTTTGCGACAACACTGACTTCAACTGCCACTACTTCTATTACATTGCCTACAACCGGCACATTGGCGACCTTGGCGGGTTCGGAAACTTTAACTAACAAGACCTTGACCAGCCCAGTGCTGACAGCTCCTGCGCTCGGTACGCCAGCCTCTGGCAACCTCGCCAACTGCACATTCCCCACGCTGAATCAAAATACAACTGGAACAGCGGCTGGCCTGTCTGCAACTTTGGCAGTGGCTTCAGGCGGTACAGGCGTAACCACTGCTTCGGCAATTGCAACGCTTGTTGGTAATTTGTTGTTTCCTGTTGGGGCAATCTACTCCAGCACATCTGCAACCAACCCCGGCACGTCCCTTGGCTTTGGTACATGGACAGCCTTTGCCGCAGGCAGAACGCTCATTGGTAACGGCGGCGGTTTCTCTGCTGGCGCAACAGGCGGTAGCGCAGATGCAGTTGTTGTTAGCCATACTCACACGGCAAGCACCTCAATTACTGATCCGGGTCACTTCCACACCACTGCTGTTAACTATGCTGGCGGCACGACTGCAAACGGTATGTTCTCAAACTCAAACCCGGGCAACCCCTTCAGCACAAATTCAGCAACCACAGGCATTACCGCATCAACATCGGTCACATCATCTGGCGTGTCAGGAACAAACGCAAACTTGCAGCCATACATTGTTGTTTACATGTGGCAGCGTACCGCCTGACGGAGTAAGACATTGATCCGATCAGCATCCTCTTTGCTGCAAATGCTTGTGTTGCCGCCATCAAGGAAGGGTGCGAGCTTTACAAGCAGGCCAAGACTTCTTTCATGGAGGTCAAGGCTACAGTTGATGAAGCTGTTGGGATCGCCAAGGAAGTTCATGGGTTCTGGGGCAAACTTGCCAAGATGTTTGGCGGAACCCCCGCCCCTGCCACGCCCAAGCCTGTGGCGAAAAAGAAGGAAAAGTACGTTGCTGTTGACGAATCCAAAGTCATGGCGGATGTTGTCAGCCAGCTTACTGAGTTCTTCAAGCTGCAAGAGCAGTTGGCGGCGCACATAAGGCAGGAGGAAGAAAAGAGCCAGACTGTCTACGACCCCAATGCCAACTTGATGGAAGCAGCCCTGAAGAGGGTTATGGCTCAAGACCAGATGGCTGCGTTGGAAGTGACAATCAGGGAAACGATGGTTTATCAGTCCCCACCAGAAATGGGTGCGCTGTATTCCAAAGTGTTTGAGATGCGTGGCGTGATACAGGAGGAGCAGGAAAAGGCAAGGTTGAAGGAAGAGGCGCAGGAGAGGTACAAGCAATGGCAACGACGGGAGGAAAAAAGAAACTTCCAAGCAAAGTCGGCGTATCTCGTAGCGACTATCCTATTCCTCCTTTACCTGTGGTTGTGGCTCCTGTTCGTCAGTCGTTTGGGGAAGACGTGATGGGCTGGATTGCTGCTTGTGTGTTGGTCGCCCTCATGCTCCCAGTGCTCGGGATGTTGTACTTGGACATCTTGGAAGCCAAGCATGAAGTGAAGACGCAAACTGAGAAGCTTGAGCGGTTAAGGCGTGAAATTGAAAGGGAAAAACGTGAAAAGAAGCCTAGCGATACTATTTCTGATAACCCTGTATTTGATCGGGTGCGAAGACCGTTTCCGTTACGCTTGCCAAGACCCGACAAACTGGAATAACCCCGAGTGCAAGCCCCCGATCTGTACTGCCACTGGCACTTGCCCCGAACAACTTGTTAAACCTGAACAGGAGAAAAAGTGATGCCTACTGTTGCCTACAAAACAAACAACCGCCTGACCGCCGAAGAGATTGAGGTGCGTGTCTGGGCTTTCGTGATTGTGGTGCTGGTCAGCATCCTGCTCGGAGCGATGGCCATGTTCCTGTACTCGGTGACCTACGTCACCCAACCCATGTCCGGCATGGCCCCAATCGACAAGATTTACACAAGCCAGATTAGCACCATCATGGTGTTCATCACTGGCGTTCTGGGCGGAGTGGCAGGTCGGTCAGGTATTAAAGCTGTAGCCAATGCGGTAGCCAAGGCCGAAGCTAACGACAACGATGAGCCACCCAAGCCATGAAAGGTTTACTCTCTGGATTGATTGCCTTGCTGCTGACCTTCGGCGGCGGGTATTTCTACGGCAAGTATGTTGAGAGAGAAATTCAACAGGCCGAGGTTGACCGCCTGAACACCGAAGCACGGGCCAAGGAACAGGCTCTAGCCGCTGCCGTAACCACCACTGCTGAAGCATTGAGGAAGACGCATGAAAAAGCCAAACTTGCTACACAGCAGCGCGATGCTGCTATTGATTCTGGCGCTCTCAAGCTGCGCGTCAAAACGACCTGCCCCGTACCAGCCTCCCCAGATCCCGCCACTCCCACAGGAGATAGTGGAGGAGAAGCATCAGCCGAACTTGACCGAGAGACTGCTAAAGCTCTTGTCGCCATAACCGACGAAGGCAACCGAGCCATTGAAAAGCTCAACGCCTGCATCACCCTTTACAACAACGCTAGGAGCGCCCAATGAACCTGACCGCTAACTTTTCCCTCCACGAACTGACCAAATCTGAGACCGCTTTGCGTCTGGACTTGGATAACACCCCCGGCGAAGCCGAGACTGCGAGCCTGCGCCTGTTGTGCGAGAAAGTCCTTCAGCCCGTGCGCGACCACTACGGCAAGGGCGTGAAGGTGAACTCAGGCTACCGCAGTCCCGAGTCAAATGCGGCTGTGGGCGGCTCCAAGACTTCTGACCACTGCAAGGGCCAAGCAGCCGATATTGAGATTCCCGGTGTCGCAAATGCTGACTTGGCGCAGTGGATCATGGATAATCTGGACTACACGCAGTTAATTCTGGAGTTTTACACCCCCGGCATCCCTGATAGCGGGTGGGTTCATGTGTCGTACGACCCGAACAACCTGAAAAAGCAAGAATTGACTGCGACCAAGGTAGCTGGTAAAACACAGTATCTTCCCGGTCTTGTAGCTTAAGCGAGCCAAAAATGCCATTACAGAAACTTGAATTTAGACCCGGCATCAACCGCGAAGGCACGACACTGGCCAACGAGGGCGGATGGTTTGAGTCTGACAAAGTTCGGTTTCGTTCTGGCTACCCCGAAAAAATCGGCGGTTGGGTTTTAGATAACGGCGCAAACGCATCTGCCTTGCAGCCGCCAGCCGGAGACTACTGGGGCGTGTGTCGCGCCATGTGGAATTGGTTAAATCTGGCGGGCTACAACCTGCTGGCGCTGGGCACCAACCTCAAGTACTACATCCAGAACGGCACAGGCGGTAATGTCTATGATGTAACCCCCATCCGAACTACCACGACTGCTGGTGAAGTTACGTTTGCCGCTACCAATGGTTCTCCAGTGATTACAGTCACCGACCCGGGCCACGGCGCTCAGACTGGGGACTTTGTAACCTACAGCGGCGCAGTTTCTTTGGGTGGCAATATTACCGCCACCGTTTTGAACGCCGAGTTTCAGATCACGTACCTGAGTTCCAACACCTACACCATCACCGCTTCGGTTAATGCTGCCGCAGGAGACTCTGGGGATGGCGGGGCATCCGTTGTCGGTACGTATCAGATTACATCCGGCAACGATATATTTACCCAGAACGTAGGCTGGGGCGCGGGTACTTGGGGCGGTTTGATTACGGGCACTGCAACAAACCAGCTTAATGGGGCTATAAATAATGCCGTCACCACAATCACGGTTGATTCAACAGCAGGATTTTCTACGCCGACCGGCACACTGTTGATTGACTCAGAAACAATCACCTATACCGGAACAACCGGCACAACATTTACAGGCTGTACTCGCGGTGTCAGTGGTACACCGGGCTCAGGCGCAGCCGCTTCCCATGCTGATAACGCAGCAGTTGTGCAGGCTACTACCTTCACTGGTTGGGGCTCTCCAGCACCGGCTGGCCAAGGAGTTGGGGTACAACTGCGGCTTTGGAGTCAGGCTAATTTTGGCGAGGACTTGGTGTTCAATCCTCGCGGCGGCGCACTGTATTACTGGGCCAATGCGGCTTCGCCAAACACATTTAACCGTGGGCAGTTGCTTGGCCCAAGCGCCACAGTGGTGACCAAAGCAGGATCACTTTCAATTGATTCTTCCTGCCCGACTATTGCCAGCATTGTGATGGTGTCCGACTCGTCGCGGTTTGTCCTTGCTTTTGGCTGCACGGACTACGGCAGCACTGTGCAAAATCCAATGTTGATTCGTTGGTCTGACCAAGAATCAATTGCCACATGGGCTCCAGCAATCACCAACCAAGCAGGCAGCTACACCCTGAGTGATGGGTCTCAAATAATTACGGCTATACAAACACGACAAGAAATTTTGGTGGTAACGGATTCCGCCATCTATTCCATGCAGTACCTTGGCCCACCGTATGTGTGGGGCTTCCAGTTGATGGGTAACAACATATCTATCGCCGGGCCAAATGCTGTAGCTACAGCCAACAACGTGACCTATTGGATGGGTACAGACAAGTTCTATATGTACTCAGGTCGTGTGGAGACACTGCCCTGCTCATTGCGCCAGTATGTGTACAACGACATCAACCTCACACAGTCTTTCCAGTTCTTTGCCAGCACCAACGAGGGCTACAACGAAATCTGGTGGTTCTACTGCTCTGCCAATTCAACCACTGTGGACAAGTATGTCATCTTCAACCACCTTGAGCGCACTTGGTACTACGGCACTTTGGCGCGGACATACTGGTTGGACTCGCCCTTGCGGGCAACGCCAATTGCGGCGGGTTACAACGGCCAACTGATCTACCATGAGAACGGCACAGATGATGGCACAACAAACCCTCCGACGGCTATTGAGTCTTATGTTCAGTCCTCTGACTTTGACATTGGTGACGGGCACAATTTTGGGTTGGTTACTCGTATCATTCCCGATGTGACGTTTGATGGCTCGACGGTGAACAACCCATCGTTGGATTTCACTGTGCGCCCGCGCCAGTTCCCCGGTACAAACTACGGCACAGCAGACGCTCCAACTGTAACCAGTACACAAAACTACCAGAACCAGCGGTACTTTACCGTGCAGCAGTTTACTGAGCAGGTGTTTGTGCGCATCCGTGGCCGTCAGATGGCGTTCAAAATTGTGTCCAACGACTTGGGTGTAGCTTGGCAGTTGGGCGTCCCCCGAATTGACACACGCCCTGATGGCCGGAGATAAGCATGGGTTTAAAGAACACAACGCAACCCCGCCTACCTGCCGCGCCTGTTGAGTACGACGCTAGGTTTATGGAGCAGTTTGCAAACGTCCTCCGGCTTTATTTCACCCAGTTAAACAACGCATCTCCAGCCATATTTGCGTCTCAAGGTGTCGGCACTACAGGGGTTGTGACGGCAATGACCTTTGCGCAACCTGACCCCGCAACCCCCGGCGGAACAAAAATCAGCCTGCCAACCCAAGCTGATTTTGCCAATCTTCGCCCCGGCGATGTGTACTACGACACCTCTGGCGGCACGGCTACAAGCTACCCCTTGCGCATTAAAGTCTAGTTGTTCACAAGGCGGCAACATGATACGATCAACCACCCCCAGTTCGCGAGGTAAATATGTCTGGATTTGAACCAATGTTCATGGCCGCAGCAGCAGAAACTGTGGCTCCTGCCGCTCTTGCTTCTGTTGGAGCGGAAATCGGCACAGCCACGTTGTTGAGTGAAGTTGCGGGCACTAGCATGATGATGGGCTTGCCCACTCTGGGCGCGGCTATTACCCCCACAGTAATGAACGGTTTGGCAGCTTTGCCACAAGCAGCGAGTTTGGCTGGCACTTTAGCTCCTGCCGTCACGCCTGCATTGACAGGCTTGACCACTGCGCAAGGTACATCATTGTTAAACAGCGCGATGCCGGGCATGCTTAGCGAAGCTCAAATTGCCCAAATGGTCAACCCCGCTACAGATATTGTGGCCAATGCCCAGAATTTAGGACAGGTTGCTCAAGCATCAGCGCCCCCAATCACTGACGCAGGGATGCAACATGCGTTTAACGCATACAAACAAGCCGCGCCAGTAGCCCAAGAGCTGGTGGCGCAAGCGCCTCAACTTGTTCCTGAAGCAACAAGTAGCGCATACGCAGCTTCAGCAGCACCCCCAACCGCTTTCCCTAGCGGCAGTTCTGCATACACAAGTGCAGCAGCCCCGCCCGCCGCCGCAAAGCCCGGCATGCTAGATACGGCACTGGACTACATCAAGAACAACAAAATGCAGTCCCTGTCGATGGGCATGAACGCCATGAATTTGCTGGGCAAGGGCAAAAAAGGCAAAGGCGGCGAAGATGAAGACGAAGAATACGACGGCCCGCTGAGCAAGTTTAAGTACGACCCCAGCCGATATGTGCCCGGCACAGTTACACCGCCGACCCCGTACAAACCCGTATACAAAGACTACCGCATGGCGGGTGGTGGTGTGGTTGAGTTGATGTCAGACCAGAACGCTATCGGAGCCAACACAGGCTACCCAATGGCCGACATCAACAAAGGCGCATACGCCACCCCCTACCAGCAACCTATCTCCCGCAACGTGCTGACCGGCGCATCGGATACTGGTGTTAACCCTATGACTGGCGAGATGCAGTTTGCTGGTGGCGGTATTGCTGATTTGGGCGGCTACTCTGATGGTGGCCGGATGCTCAAAGGCCCGGGCGATGGCATGTCTGACAACATCCCCGCAACAATTGCAAATAAGCAACCCGCCCGCTTGGCCAACGAAGAGTTTGTGATTCCTGCCGACGTGGTTTCCCACCTCGGTAATGGCTCGTCTGAAGCCGGAGCCAAGCAGTTGTACAAGATGATGGACAGAGTGCGCCAAGCCCGCACAGGCAAGAAAGCCCAAGGCAAGCAGATTAACGCGTCCAAACTGATGCCCGCATAACATGCCGCTGTATCAAATCCGCCCAAATGAATTGCCACAAGTGTGGCCTATTGCCGCCCCAATGCTTCAGAAGGCAATTGATTTAGACCCTGATTTGATTACGATAGATCAAGTTGAGTACTCTGTGCGCACGGGGAAAACGTTTCTTTTGGTGTGGGAAGAGCCAGAGGAAGGCATTACTGGCGCGGTTACTGTGGAGTTTATTGACTACCCCCGCGAACGAGTTGCGCATGTGAATCTTATGGGTGGTAAAGGTATTGTCAGGGATTATGTTTTTGACGATGCCAAACAATGGATGCGCCTGCAAGGTGCTACAAAGGCCCAGTGTTGGGCCAAAGGTACGTTGGTACAGATGTATGAAAAGATGGGCATGGAAAACACCCACCAAGTCATGCGCATTGCGCTGTGAGCACCAATATGCCCATAAGTATCCAGCACATCCCCGTCGAGTACGTAGCGCAAACATGGCCGCTGGTAGAGAGTCACGTTGCTTCCGCAGAAAAGTTTGGGGGCGACGACTACACAACTGACCAGATAAAAGTGTATTTGGCCAAGGGCTTGTGGCAATTGTTTGCCGCAGTGAACGAGGAAAATGTAGTGCAGGGTGCGGCCACTGTGCTGTTTCAAAACTACCCCAATGACAGGGTGGCATTTGTCACAACAATGGGTGGAAACATGATGGTCAACGAGGAAGTTTTGTCCGCTTTTAAGCAAGTCCTTAAAGGCTTTGGGGCCACAAAACTTCAAGGAGCAATGCGCCCGTCGATGGTGCGGCTGAGTGAAAAGCTTGGCTTTGTAGAACGATATGCAATCGTAGAGGTAAAAATATGAAGACCCAATATTCACGACGCGAACTGTATGCTTTGGGAGAGCCTCTTGGAGAAGCCGTTACGCGCAAAGAAGCTGGCCGCATTGTTTATGGCGGTGGCGGCGGTGGTGGCCCAACAAAATCAGAAGTTACTCAGACAAACATCCCCGAGTACGCACGTCCGTATGTAGAGACAATGCTTGGCGCTGCCCAGCAACAGCTTTTTAATTACGACACCGATCCAGAAACCGGGGAGATGACACCTACCGGCATCAAGCCGTACACCCCGTTCAGTCAAGACCCCAACGCGTATTTTGCTGGGTTCAGCCCCATGCAAGAGCAGTCTTTCTATGGCGCTGCTAATTTGGGCGTGTCTCCAGAAATGGGACAAGCGGCTACCGCCACCACGGATGCTATGAACCGGGCAATGAACACCCAGTATCAGACAGGGCAGTTTGGTAATCAGTTCCAAGCCCCCGGCGATTATCAAACAGGGCAATTCAACGCCGCGAATGTACAAGGCCCGGCACTGCAAAATTATCAAATGCAAGGCCCGCAGGATGTGCAGTCTCAGCAGTTTGGTCAGCAAGCCGCCGAGCAGTACATGTCTCCGTACATGCAGTCGGTGGTTGGCATCCAGCAACGGGAAGCGCAACGTCAGGCGGATATTGCTGGTACTCAGCGCGGGGCTCAAGCGGTTAAGTCTGGTGCGTTTGGTGGCGCTCGTCAAGCCATTTTGGATGCCGAAGCTGCACGTAATCTGGCACAACAACAGGGCGACATCCAAGCGCAGGGGCTTCAGTCAGCCTACGGCCAAGCCCAACAACAGTACAACGCCGACCAAGCTCAGCGGATGCAGGCAGCTCTTGCCAATCAAGGTATGGGCTACAACGTAGGCTCGCAGAACCTTGCGGCTAACCTCGGCATTCAACAGCTTGGCTCCGGTCAAAACCTCCAAGCGCAGTTGGCCAACCAGCAAATGGGCATGAATGCCCAGCAAATGGCTGAACAATCTCGCCAGTATGGTGCAGGTCAGGGGATGAACGCGGCGCAGTTGAGGGCTCAGTACGGCTTAGCCGGTCAGCAAGCTGCCGAGCAGTCACGCCAATACGGTGCGGGTTTGGGTATGCAAGGGCTACAAACTGCTTTGTCTGGCGCAGGTCAGTTGGGCAATATTGGTCAAAACATTTACGGTCAACGTGTTGGCAACATCCAGTTGCAGAACCAGTTGGGTGGTCAACAGCAAGCGTTGGAACAGGCCAAGATCAACCAGCAAGTTCAAGACTACGGCACTGCCCAGCAGTACCCAATGATGCAGTTGGCCAATATGAACAACTTGTTGCGCGGTTTGCCCATGCAGTCCTCCACCGTACAGACGTACCAAGCCCCTCCGTCGGCACTGTCTCAGTTGGCAGGAGCAGGCACAACTGCGTATGGCGCGTACAAAACATTTGGTTCCCCCGGAGCAAAGGGCGGCTCGGCCAAAGACATCAAGAAGCGCCCAGCCGGACTGGCTGAGTTGGCACTGATGAAGATGCAGTAAGGGAAAACCATGATTAACGTCAACCAGATCACCTCCCGATTGGCCAGCATGCCAGACCAAGCGTTGCAGCAGTATGCGGCTATGCACAAAAACGACCCGTATGTGATGGCACTGGCGCTGTCCGAGTCCAACCGCCGCAAGCAAATTCGCCAAGGCGCACAGATGCAAGCGCCCCAGCAGCCCAAAGTGGTTGACCAAGAGCTTGCCCAGATGTCTCAGCCGATGCCAGAAGATACCGGGATTGGTCAGCTTCCCGCGCCGAACATGCAGAACATGGCCGAGGGCGGCATTGTGGCGTTTGAAGGTGGCGGTGAAGTTCCTCGCATGTTTAATGGTGGTGTCCCCCCTCGCCCAGTTCAACGTATGCCCGGTGACCCTGTTGCGGCTGAGTGGGATCGCATGTACGGCGCAACGTACGCGCCTGACGGTACGCCCAAGGCAAGCAAACAGCAGTACGTTCTTGACCCTGCCTCCAAGAGTTATGTGCTTAACCCGCAGTACGTTGCGCCAACAAAACCAGCACCAGCACCAGCACCAGCACCAGCAGCTTCTGGTGCTGCACCGCCTCCCTTACCCCCTCCACCCCCTCCACCCCCACCTCCTCCGGATAAAAAACCACCACCAGTACCTGCGGCTAAACCCGCTGCTGGCTTACCCGCGCTCAACACAAAGCCAATGTCTGCCGAAGACGCCGCCAAAGAATCGGCCAAGCTGGGTGACGACAAAAACATTCGTACAGAGATGGAAGACTATGTCAAGCGTCAAAAGCAAGTGGGTGAAGACGCTGTAGGTTCTTTTAAAGAAGGCATTGCCGCACTGCCAGAAGCGTACAAAAAGTACGAGGAGCGCTTGCAAAAAGAAGAAACTGAAGCCGCTACAGACAAAGACAAAGCTATGGGCATGTCTATTTTTAAAGCAGGTTTGGCCATGATGGCTGGCACATCTCAGAATGCTTTTGAAAATATTGGCAAGGGTGCGTTGGTAGGTTTGGACGACTACCAAACTGCGCTCAAAGACTTTAAAAAGGCGCAGCGTGAACGTGACAAGGCGTTTGCTGATATTGAACAAGCACGTCTGGCAGACCAGCGCGGGGACTTAAAGACCAAGTTGGAACTGGAAAACCGTGCCGCAGACAGAAACTCTGCCGCTGAAGGCAAGATGGTTGACGGTATTGCCAGTCTGTTTAAAACAAATAAAGAAAACGCACTGGGCATTTACAAGACAGGGACTGAGCAGCTCAATCAAAACCTGCGTTCAATGTATGAGCAAGGCGAACAAACAAAACGCACAATC